TCAGCCACGACTAACTGGCTGTTAACTCATTACCCAGACATTTACTTGTATGGTGCTTTAATTCATTCAGCTCCATTCCTAAAAGAAGACGAACGCGCTCAGACTTGGGCTGCTTTGTATTCATCCGCTGTAGAGCGAGTTAATGACGCTAGCAGTAAATCTACCGCGTCAGGCTCAGGCTTGCGCTTAAACATTAAGGCTTATTAACATGGCATTTACTACATTCCTACAAAATGAACTACTAGACCATGCGTTTCGCAATACGGCCTATACAGCCCCTGCAACCGTTTACATAGGTCTTTATACAACAGCTACTGGCGTTGGCGGTACTGGCACAGAAGTCTCAGGCGGCTCTTATGCCCGTCAAGCGATGGCTTTTGATGCTGCTGCCTCTGGTGCTATCGATAATACATCTGCTGTAGAGTTTCCTACTGCTTCTGCTAGTTGGGGTACGATTACCCATACAGCCGTATTAGATGCTGCTACTGGCGGTAATATGCTGGCTCAGTCTGCTTTGACCACTAGCAAGCTTATCGGTGATGGTGATGTATTCCGATTCCAAGCGGGCGAGTTCGATATAACGCTTTCATAGTATGAATGGTTATGGTGCAGCTAACTTTGGCGTCAATATCTATGGGCAAGCAGCCTATGTAGACGCTATTGCATCGATTAATGCTACATCTGCCTTAACAGCCAATGCTCAACGAGTACGTGAGGCTGAGGCTATTATATCGGCATCATCTACAGTTGTAGCGTCAGGTCAGATAGTTTATCAGGCATCCGTCTCTATAGACTCTGTTTCTACGGCTACAGCTAATGGCAGTCTGGTAGCTGGTGGCATTGCCTCTATTGTGAATCAAAGTGTAGTTGCTGCTAGTGGTATTCGTATCGCTCAAGGCTCTGTACAGGTTGACGAAGTGTCAACTATTACAGCTAAGGGCGCTATGGTTATTTCAGGCGCTGCTAGCATTACGGCAGAGTCTAGCGTTACAGCTAACGGATCAGCTACCCTTAGTAGCTTGGCGGTTATTAGCTCAGTATCAGGTATGACAGCCACAGGTAGGCTTAAATACATCCCGATACCTGCTGATGATGCAACCTACATAGACTTGCCTATAGACTCTGCTACATGGGTAGCAAGTGCTGTAGACTCACAAGATTACACAGACTTACCTATAGATTCTGCTGTTTGGGCTACACAACCAAGTGATAGCGCGAACTGGACTAATTTATAGTATAATGCAATCAGATTAACGAATAGGATAGAGCAATGGCAGACACAACTACAACTAACTATGGTTTAACTAAACCAGAAGTAGGCGCCTCAGAAGATACGTGGGGAACTAAAGTCAATACAGACATGGACTTAGTCGATACCCAGATGAAGGTTAACGCTGACGCTGTAGCTGCTACTGTTGTTGTCGCTAACGCTGCCTTGCCTAAAGCTGGTGGAGCTGTTACTGGGCCAATCACAACGACTAGCACTGTAGATGGTGTAGACATCTCTGCTCGTGATGCTGTGCTTACGTCTACTACGACTACAGCAGACGCAGCACTACCTAAAGCTGGCGGCACGATGACAGGCGATACGCTACATGGTGATGATGTTAAGGTTTTGTTTGGAGCTGACAGTGATTTTCAGATTTACCATAGAGCCAGTAATGGTAATAGCTATGTGCATGAAACAGGTGGTGGCGACTTACTGCTCCAAGGGGTTGATGTTAAAATCCGCACCTCTTCCGATGGTGAGAATATGGTTCATTGCGTGGAGAATGGAGCAGTTAACTTATACCACAATGGCTCACAGAAACTAGCCACAACATCCACAGGCATAGACGTAACTGGCACTGTGACGGCTGATGGTTTGGTTACTCAGGGTGATTTAACCTTCACTAATGGGAATCCGCTTATAGTTGGTGGTGATACAGACGGCAGTTTAGCTATTGGTGGTTATCTTACTAATAGTGGTGCTAATGTAACAATGTATGGGCCAACAGCAACTAATGCTAATGATATGACGTTCAGAGCCAATACAACAAAGTGGATGGAGTACGATCATTCACTAGGCGCTATCTCACTAACTGGCAACGTAGGTATTGGTACCAGCTCTCCAGAACTAGCGCTACACATCAAAGGATCATCAGGTCTTGTCCGAATAGAGAGTACAACAGCCTCTGTTAATGCCCAATTAGAGCTTAAAAGCACCACAGGACAATGGAATATAGGTCTTAACCAGTATCTAGCTAATATGGGCGCATTGGAGTTTGTTTCTGGTGGCGCTCCAAGAATGGTAATAGACTCATCTGGCAACGTGGGTATTGGTGTAACTCCATCAGCTTGGAGTAGCGGAGGAAAGCTAGAGGCCGTAGCTTTTGGCACAGCTAATCAATATTCAGACTTTGTTTCAAACGCTTACTACAATAGTGGATGGAAGTATAAGACAACTGGTGGCGCAACAAACATTGAAAGAAACGCAAGTAGTATAATGTTTAAAACAGCGGCTAGTGGGTCTGCTGGAGCTGCGTTAACATTCACAGAACGCATGAGAATAGACTCATCTGGCCGCGTCGGTGTAGGAACCGCAGCACCTTTGAGTCAGCTACAGGTAGGACACGCTACAACAGTATCCTCTGATAGTAAGATTATATTTGGCAAATCAACAGCCTCTATTCAAGGATATTTACCTGTCATACAACATTCGTCTACAGGAGGACTCTCAAACGATTTAGTATTAGCCACTACTTCTAGTACTGGTTCAATTAGGTTGTACACTGGTAATGCCTCGGCTAGCGGTACTTTTGGGGGAACATCCAACGATGAACGCATGAGAATAGACTCCTCTGGCAACGTGCTTGTTGGTAAGGCTGCAACAGGTTTTAGCACTGACGGTATAGCGCTATATAACACTGGGCAGATTAATATTACTGCACAAGCTGACCCTGTAAGCATAAACAGAAAGGGATCGTCAGGCTCGGCTATTGATTTTTACGTTAACACAGCTATTGCAGGTTCTATATATGTAACTACTGGCTCAACATCCTATAACACCTCATCTGATTACAGGCTTAAAGAAAACGTAGTTCCAATGTCTGGATCTATCGACAGAGTTAAAGCGCTCAAGCCTAGTCGGTTCAACTTTATTGCAAACTCAAGTAGAACTGTTGATGGATTCCTTGCGCATGAAGTCTCTGACGTAGTGCCTGAATGTATTACTGGTTCAAAGGACGCGATGAAAGATGAAGTGTATGAAGCCGCTGAAGCAGTTTACGAAGATGTTATTACTCCAGCAGTCGTTGCGGTTGATGCTACCTTTGACGCTGATGGTGTGGAAATTACCCCAGCAGTTGAAGCTGTAGCTGAAAGCGCTGAATCAGTTTTGGTGACAGAAGCAGTTATGGCTACTCGCTCAGTGCCAGACTACCAAGGCATCGACCAATCTAAGATCGTTCCACTATTAACAGCAGCTTTACAAGAAGCTATCGCTGAAATCGAAGCATTAAAAACACGCTTAACCGCATTAGAGGCAGTATAAAATGATTTCATACACTTGGAAGATCAATCAACTAGAACGCTCCACATCGGACGACTATGTAACCACAGTTCATTATGGCTGTGATGCTACAGACGGTGAACACTCGCAAGGTGCTTATGGCACTGTCTCTTTTGACAAGGCCACTAGCCCATCTAGCTCCAGCTTTGGCACGTTAGACGAAGCCACTGTATTAGGTTGGGTAAAGTCTAAAGTAGATCCAACTAAGGTTGAAGAGGCACTAGCAGCTAAGATTGAATTACTAGCTAACCCAGTCGCTGCCGTTGGTATGCCTTGGGTTGTTGCTGAGTAACTTATTAATAACACGCGGTTAGTCTATAGCCGCGTCTCTGCCAAGAGTACGGAAGTATGGAAGCTGATGCTAGATTTGACAGATTAGAAGCAAAGATTGATAAGCTAGCTGACGCTATGATTAAGCTTGTTGAGATAGACACTAAGATGGATGGCCTTCTTAGTCACAATAACACGCAAGATAGCCGCTTAAATAAGCATAGCGAGACTATAGATGACCATGCTGTTAAACTAGCTCTAGTAGCCAAGTCTAGCGGTGCTAATGAGTGGTTTATTAGGTTATTAATAGCCGCCCTAGTTTCTGGCGTGGCTTATATATTAAGAGGGTAGGTATGGCGCTTATATCTTTAGATTTACCAGCAGGCGTATACCGTAATGGTACTGACCTGCAATCAGCGGGTAGGTGGCGTGATTCTAACCTTGTACGTTGGCATGACAATACGTTACGACCTATCGGTGGCTGGCGTACACGCAGCGACACAGCAAGCTCTGGCAAAATTCGTGGCTTACACGCTTGGATTGATAACGACTCTGATCGTTGGATTACAGCGGGCAGCTACAGTAATTTATATGTATATAATGCGGCTGGCACTCAGTACGACATTACACCTACTGGCTTAATTGTAGGCAATGAGGATGCGCTAAACCCTGTAGGGTATGGTAACTCATTCTATGGCCTAGAATACTACGGTATTGCACGACAAGAAGCATCTACAATTACACCAGCCACAACATGGGCTATGGATTCATGGGGCGAGAATGTGGTTGCCTGCTCTAGCTCAGACGGTAAGATTTACGAGTGGCAATTAGCCACAGGTACGATCGCTGCTCCTGTAGCTAACGCACCTGTAGGTAATCGGTCTATATTGGTGACAGAGGAACGTTTCTTATTTGCTCTTGGCGCTGGTGGCAATCCACGTTTGGTGCAATGGTCAGACCGTGAAGACAATACAACTTGGACACCTTCTGCGACTAACGAGGCAGGTAGCTTAGAGTTGCAGACAAGTGGGCGCATTCAGTGTGGCGTTAAAGTACAGAACCAATCGCTTATTCTAACTGACACAGACGCTCATGTAGCGACTTACTCAGGCCCGCCATACGTCTATGGCATCGAACGTGTAGGTACGTCATGCGGCATTATATCAACTCAGGCAGTCGCAGTAGTGGACATTGGTGCGATATGGATGGGGCGTAGATCATTCTATACATACTCTGGTGGTGCTGTAACAGAAGTTAATTGCGATGTCGCAGACTATGTATTCTCTGACATAAACATTAGCCAAATAAGTAAGGCGTGTGCTGTATCTAACGCTAACTTTGGTGAGATCTGGTGGTTTTACCCATCCTCATCATCTAACGAGAATGACCGCTACGTGGTGTTTAACTACACAGATGGTACTTGGGCTATTGGTTCTATGGCTAGAACGTCTGGTGTTGATTCTGGCGTATACCGCCAACCTATAATTGCCTCTGCTACCGATAAGAAATTATACGAGCATGAGATTGGCTTTAACTATGATGGCGTAGAACCATTCGCAGAGTCAGGGCCAATATCTATTGGTAATGGCGAGAATGTAATGTCTGTCACCGAAATGATACCTGATGAAAAAACACAAGGCGATGTTGACGCTACTTTCAAGACTAGATTCTATCCCAATGATGTGGAAAGAACATACGGCCCTTATAATATGTCTAACCCTACCAGTTTACGCTTTACTGGGAGACAGGTCAGGTTACGGGTGGAAGGTTCTAATGCTGATGATTGGCGTGTTGGTATTAATAGACTGGAAGTTAAGGCAGGGGGCAGACGTTGAGCCTCCAAGACCAACCACCAAAACTGATTAATGCTAACTGGCAGCAATGGGCGCAGCGTACAGCTACATGGCTAGCAAGAACGCGTAGTACGTTACG